CATTCAGCCTGCACCACAGCGCGATAAGTACCACCAGGAAACGCCTTGTTGTACCCATACTTGGCCGTGCTGGATACCTTAAACCATGTAGATCCAGCAAGGTTCAAGCCGTATTCGGTGGAGTCACCAAAGACAACTTTGCTTGTCTCGTAGGTTGACATTGCGGCATCGGATACTTGAGACACAGAACTTGATCCAGTCCAGACCAATGTGTCATTTAGCGAGGGACTTGTGGAAAAGCTCGTGGGCGTTGTAATCCGCGCTTTGTATGCGTTAGCCAGAGAAACGTCATACCGGATGACAGGCATCACACCACCGTCAGCAGGAGCCGTACTGAGTTTGTCGGCAGTAGGGTTTCCGTACACACCAGGCGTGTCTGTACTGATAACGCACTTGGATTGCACGTTACCGGAAATAATGACTTCCTCTGCAAAGCAGATATTGGTCAACAGCAAAAGAAAAAGATACCTCATGATTACCTCTGATATTGAGAATCAACCATACGCTCGTGCAATATCTGTTGAGCCAGACCATTACGCAAGCCCACTTTACTTTCTGGCAGTTTAGCGTCTACAAGTTTCACTGTCTCTCTGTAAACACCGCCATCAATTTTCAATGTGTAGTAACTACTTAAATTAGTCACGTTCATTGATTGAAGAATCATTGACTGTGCAATGCCCTCCACAATTTTGTCAGAATCTTTGATTTTCTCGATTTTCTCTTTTTTTGCCTCTTGTTGCTTGTATTCCTGCTCAGTCTTACTCATTGCTGACTTTACAGACGAATCATCCAAAGCACTGTAAACGGCAGGAGTCTCAGGTATCACTGGCTTGTAACCAGGGCAACTAGGACTACTCTGAGGATTGAAACAATGGTCAATCTTGTATGTATATACAACATTTGGCTTTTCTACCGTACCTTGGCCATCAACCTCAATAGACCCCTTGCCCCAATTACCAATCGGCACATTGTCAACAGAAGCCATCTTGTTGATTGTTGTACCAGGCCGACCAGACCAGTCATCAGTCTCACGAAAAACGTACCCATTTCCTCGTGCATCCAAATTTTGCACATGAACAAGCATGGCATCTTGAGGACGTTTCACGGCTGTATATTGATAGATCACACCGTTAACAGTAAGCCCAGACTCTTTTGGTAGGACGCTCATATCCCACGTTAAACCGCCCACAGCGGCATTTGTAGTCTGTCCGTAGGTAAACGGCTCAGAGTAAGAGCAAGAGGCCCAAAACGCCCAATAAAGAGCCAGAGCCGAAAGTCGTAGATTTCTCATCCTTGACCTCCACTGGTTTCGGGTTTGCCTGCCATGCCGCCTTTGCAGCAGGCCCAATCATCCCATCGTAAGGACAAGGCGTGCCAGCGTGCATCATGGCATCAAAGACCTTTTGGTCTTGGCACATCACAGATACAGCGGCTACTTTCATGCCCATGTCGTACAGGGTCTTGGCGTTCTTCAAACGGATACAGTTTTCTTCGGTGAATGTCGTACCAGCAGAGATGCCGAGAATCTGGGTTTGCACTGCGCCAGCAACTCCAACCGTACACAGATCGGATGTCGCATTTGCGCCAATTTGCGGAGAGATTGCAGACGGAGGTGGAGATTTGACCGTAGTGGTCATGCTGCCATTTGTGGTGACAGTGCTCGTGTTTGTGGAAATAGTCTCAATCGGCTGTGCAAGTGCCGATGGTATTAGGAGAGCAATCAAGTATTTACGCATACAGCCCCCACACAGAATAGACAGTCCAAACCATCATTGCCACCACAAGAACAGCAGCAATGAAGGCAAGGATAAAGTCTTTCATTTCCAGTGACTCACGACCCATGAGACGACAGAGCCAACACCAGCGGCAATCGTCATGCCCATCCAAAACCCGCCTTTTGACTTGTTGGCAAGCTCAAGAAGTTGCTTAATGTCGCCATCCATTGACTCTACCTTTGTGGTCAGAATCTCCACTTTGGCGATTAATTTTCCATACTCAACAGGGTCAATGGATTCCATAATGTCACTCTTGGGGTTTGTCAGATTCTACCGACAAAGACTGTTTGAGCATAGCGAAAAATGCGTCTCTGCCCACTTGCATTTGGTCTGCGTTCCACCTAGCAGAGGCAATCTTGCGATCTAAGTCCGCCACGTGATTAACGAGAATTTTTTGCTGCTCAGAAAGGTCGTGAAAGTCGTATTCAACATTGTCTATGACCAATGGGGTTTTTTCTTTGTTGCCCATGATTTTTCTTTAATTGCCGCCAAGGTCGGGTGGCGGCTTCCCGTTATCACCAAGGTGTGCCAGTAGCACTTACGGGATTCTTCTGAGCCTCAATCTGAGCCAGCACAGCAGCCTCGGTAGCGTCTTTGTCAACCTTAGCCCATACCCATTGCAGGACAGTGGCTTCAGTGAGGGACTCGTAAGGGATGCTCAGTTCACCTTCAAAGGAGCAGGAGGCGTAGACGGAGCCGGAGAAGTTGCCGTCCACACCGGAGCAAGTCCAGTGGCCGACACGGACAAAGCCGGTAGCGACATCGCGCTCCAAGCTAGAGACAGACCATTTAATAGTTGCAGTCATTTCAGTTTCCTTTACAGATTAGCGGCATCCAAACGTGCCTTGAGTTGGTCAATGGTATTTTGCTGCTCTTGAATCAAAGCCACAAGGTTTGCCATCACTTCAGGGCTACTTGGCTGGATAGATTGGTACACAGGCTTGCCATCAGCATCCACAGCATCTTTTGTCCCGTTGCCAGAATACTTGGCAACTTCCATAAACTCGTGAGCAATGAAACCAACACCTTTGCCAGAGCCATCCCACCAGTCCCAAGTCTTAGGCTGCAAAGCCATCACAAAGGCTTTGGCGCCAGTCAGAGCAGCAGGATTGTTCTTCAGGCGGTAGTCAGAGGTCAGGTTGTAGAGAACACCGGTGGTGCCATTTTGTGTGATAGAGCCAATACCAGTGCCGTTGTATGAAAAGGTGGCATATACAGCACCACCACCTGTTCCCGATTGGTGTCCGATTGCAATACCTGACGCACTTCCGGCAGAAAAGTCTCTGAGCAAACAGAAACCGACAGTTGGCGTCCCTGTTGCACTCGTAGTCCCCACCAGCAAGTTACCACTCGCATCCAGCGTCATCGCCTGAGTGAAGCTGATAGCGTTGCCTGCTGTGCCGGAGGGGGCGGTGTACCAAACATGCTGACCAGACGACTGAGAATACTGGGTGGCGTACCCATTCGTAATGTACTTGTTCCCTGCGTTATAGTACCAGTTGGCCGACAGAATTGCTTGGTTGTTATATCCGGTAATGGAAGCCTGATTCGCTTGAAACACAGGCCCAACTGTCGCCCAAGCACTCGGAGTCACCCCGAGGCCGAGGTTGCCGGAGTTATCCAGCGTGAGCTTTGTCGCATAGCTGCTGGACGGTGTTTGCCAGATGAAGTTGCCTGCGTTGGTTAAGCCCACAAACCCGGTAACGCCTGTGTTTTTCAGCCCGATATAAACATCAGTAGTGCTTGCTTCAAACAAGGAAACTGTAGAGCTTGCGCCGCCCAAAACATGAAGCTTATAAGTAGGCGAACTCGTCCCAATGCCAAGACCTGTGGAGGTCAGGCGCATTTGTTCGGAGCCGCCATGATAGAAACGAATGTTGTTTGAACCTGCGGGATACAAAGTTAGGTCATTACTTGTGCCGCTGCCTATGATTCCGCTGTCAGTTCCAACATAACCAGCGTTTGAGCCTTGAGCATACAAGGCAAAATAAGCACCATTACCAGCACCAGTTCCACCGAAAAGCTTGGCAACAGAAACAGATGATGATGTGACTCCAAAAATTGAAGTCCCATCAAACGTCAGCGCACTCCCCGTGGTCAGGACTTTGGAGCCGTTGAGGTAGGCCACGCCGTTGGCGGTGCCACCAGAGAGCGTTACAGCGCCAGAAGCAGAAAGGGTAGTGACAGATGCAGTCCCACCAGATACGTTTGTCGCAGTCGTAGCCGTAGCAGCGTTTCCATAGATGTCACCGCTAATTTTGCTACCAGCCAATGACGTAATCCACGCAGGGTTTGAATACGAACCAGTTGAATAAAGACCGTTTGTGACAGTTCCAGCATTTCCACTGACATCACCAGTAACGTTTCCTGTCAAATTGCCAGAAAAACCACTTGTTGCAGTAATAGTCGTTCCTGTAATCAGTGCAGGCGTTGTTCCACCAATCGTAGTTCCGTTAATCGTGCCACCAGTAATCGTCACAGAAGCCAGTGCATCAGCTTCCATGGCATTGTTCAACTCAGCACGAGTGATTGATTTCAGCGTCAGCGCAGATTGATCCCAGATCAGGAACTTGTCATCAGAAGCGGTAGATGCGCCATCAATCGTTGACAAAGTGGTCGGATTGACGTTTGCCAAGTTTTCTTTAGCAAGCGGATAACCACCAGCAAGCGTGCCGTCATGGATAACAGCTGTGTCCTTTGTGGTGTCGATGGTGACTTCACCCTCAAGACCAGTGAAAGTTGCGTGTTCGGCAGTTGTGCCACGGCGATGTTGTACGGCAGTAGTCATGGGTTCACCTCTTGTGAGATTATAGGTTTTGCGTCAGATTGCATCAATCGTAATCTTTTGCCTTTTATTCGTATTGGGTAGTGTCAATCGTATATGTCTTGAAATTCATGCCCAAGTTTTTACTGAAAGTTCTGTTTGAAATAAGTCCTGAATCAAAAGAAATTCCACTCCAGCACGAATATAAATTGCCATCGCTTTTTTTAGTCACTCCAGACAAAAATCCCTTTGACCAAGGCTCGCCATTGTAGTAAACAGCAGATTGGTATTGCATTGCTCCAGGACAGAATGTTGCTGAATTAGTTGGAATTGATCCTTGCTTGGCAAGCAAAGTTGTATCAGGCATAGTCCAATATGGGCCAGTTGTTCTTGATACACCTGCTGCAACATAATCACAACTTGCTCTCGCATTAAGCGGATTATTGCTTGCGTCAAATAATAAACTATTATCTGCGTCATAAATACGCAAGCCATATCCATCATTAGAAGATGAACTCACATCTTCAAAACAATATATTTTTGGAGTTGTTCCGCCACCTGTATAACTTATAACAATCTCATGATTTGTTGCACTTGTTTTTTTGCTCATCACGACAGATGCTTTTTGCCCAACTATATCTTCTACAAAAGCAATTACATCATTACTTGAACTGGTTATATTTGCAACTGCAATAGTGTCAATATACCAGCCCCTATGTAATTGATCTTCTCTTTCAACTATTGATGTTACAGTTGCCTTGCCTATAAAGTTATAGTTTGATGTGAAATCACTAATAATTACTTCACTATCATTATTTTTTACAAGAACTCCATAGCTTGATGTATTTGGTGCTGTATTTACATAAACCCAAATTTGTGTTGGAGCATATAGTTGATATGATGGATTAAAGTTTGTTGACCAAGTAACTGTCGGATAAGCTCCAGAATTGTTGTATGTTATTTCTGGCATAACAACAACTATTATTGCTCCAGAACTAGCCCAAGCAGATAAAGGCCAACCAGAGTTAGAAGCAAAATTCCAAAGCGGAACTGCCGATATAGTATGACCTGCAAGCTCTGGATATGATCTACTTCCAGCATTATTTTGTCCAACAAATATAGTGTCGTAATGCGACATACATTGCGTGCTTGTATCAAATATAAGCCTATCTGACGAATTTCTAATTTCAACGCCGTAACTCATGCTGACAAGTCTCCAATCTTGACTCGCAGAACACCGCTTGAGTCATAGACCTTAATCACACGATTTGTCATTTCCATCCGTGCGCCAGACGTTGCAGTCTTGACATCAAAGTTGGCAGAGCCGACCAATGCGATGCTTTGAATCTTTGCCGCTGTGATTGCAGCATCTTCAATCTTTGCCGTTGTGATTGCACCGTTGGCAATCTTGGCGTTTGTGATTACCGCATCGTTGATCTGGGCCGCGCTAGTGATAATGCCTGAAGATGCAATCAAACCACCAGTGATTGAGTTAGCAACAATCTTGTCAGCCGTAATCGCCCCAGAAGCGATTTTGTCTGCAATGACAGAGGAAGATGCCAACTGGTCAGAACTGATGGCTCCAGCGGCGATTTTGCCTGCTGTAATGGCATTTGCAGCCAGTTGGTCAGTACCAACAGCACCAGCAGCAATCGTTCCAGCCGTTACAGCGTCAGAAGCAATCTTGCCTGCCGTGATAGCACCAGCAGCAATCTGACCAGCAGAAATCGTCCCAGATAGGTCACCAGTAGCAACAGCAGCAGTCCAGGCTGAACCAGTGTAACGGTAAATCTTGTTGTCGCTTGTCAGAACAACCGTTCGGCCTTGGAAGTTACCGGACGAAGGCAAAGCAGATACAACCTCAACAGGACGCAGAGACTGGCTGAAGTTTGACGAGCCAAGCGTGCCTGAAATATCAGCAGCAGCAACAGACGTATCCCATGACGAACCCGTGTAACGATACATCTTGTTGTCAGTGGTCAGGAATACGATTTTCGGGCCTGTGTAGCCAGCAGCCACCGGAAGCTCATCAACAATCTTTACAGGCTCAATACCCGTGGCAAACGATTCAGCGTTTACCGATCCTGAAGTGATCGAGAAGATGTCATCCGTCCAGACGGTGTTTGTTGCATCCCAGCGGTACAGCTTATTGTTTGTCGTGTCGTACTTAATCTGGCCGTCAAAATCGCCAGTAGCAGGAAGCGTAGCGACAGGCTCAATGCCGTAAGCACCAGCCTCGCTAAACAGATTCATCACCTCCTCAGAGAATGAGTCAGAATCGACAAACTCAGTCGTTGCAGATACGCCAGTTGAGAAATCAGACTTGTTGCCAGTACGGTCAACCGACTTCAGCCAGTAATAACGAGTGATGTTAATGCCCAAAGGAGCGTCAACAAACCGAGAGCCACGCAGAACTCCAACAAGCGTTGCAGTACCTGAATTATTAGTTGTGTTCCTGTAAACCTCAACATAATCAAAATCCGAAACTGTCGGGTTAATCCAAGTCAGGACAATCTGGCGATAGTCACCATAAGCAACGATGCTTGATGGCACGTTAGGCGCAGTCTGGTCACCATAAGTAGTTTCGTTTGACGTAACGAATACCGAGCGAACGCCTAATGTATTGATAGCGCGAACACGGACAGCATATTCAGTACCAGCAACAGCGTTTGTAATGACGTAGTAAGGTGTCGTAACGAAAACAGAGTTGTAATTCGTTTCGCCAGAAGTCGTTGCATCAGTAATTGCACCGTAGTCTGCACCACTGTCAGCGGAATTAGTAATCAGACCGTAGTTTGTGCTGGCCGTTGCGCTTTCTCCAACAGAACCCCAATCGAAGTTTGATGCTCCACGAATGTATTGGACTTCGTATTGATAGACAAAAGCGTTTGCAGGCGGTGTCCATGTGACCAACAGACCAGATTGAATATTGCCATCAGGTGTCGGGTTATTGATTGCCGTGATTGTCAGATCGGTCGGCGCAGCAACAGAGAAAGCATTTGGCAGGTTTGTATTTGGCGCAGGATCGAACGCCTGTTCTTCAGCGGTTGTCCAATCAAATACATCAGTGCTGATCTCACGAAGCTCAAGATCAACACCCAAAGCCTCGCCAAGTGCCACGTTAAGCGATACAACTTCAAACGGCTTTGCAGACCAACCAAGGCGCGTATTGTTGACCTGAATGATGTCACCAACATTGGCCTTAAGACCTTGCAGCTTGAGTGGCATGGTCAATGTGATTTGCTGACGAGCCTTCAGCAGTTCAATCTTTGCCAGACGCTGCGCCATCGTTGCAGACGTAGTGAACGGCAAAGTGATGTTCTTGTAGATTTCCTCGCCACCATCTTCAGTGACAGCGGTGGATGACTGAATGGACGGGAAATCAGTAGAGATGTAAGCGTTGTCAGACGATACAAACACGCCCTTAACGCCGTTGAAGTTCTCACGGCGCGACACCAAAGTCTGGACAGTAAAGCCAGAGCGAAGATCATCTTCATCAAACGTCAGAGTTGGCGTGTAGTAAGCACCAGCCAAGATGCGCCATTTGCCGCCAGACCATACTGCCTTGCCTGCCATAGACGACAGCATTTGCAAGATGATTTCTTCAGGCGTTGAACTTGTGGCAAAAAAGCCATTCAACGCATATTTATGCTCAGTCCCACCAGCAGCCAAGTCAACATCTTCATCACAGATATTGGCAGCAGCAATCAGCGCAGTCTCGTCAATCTCGTCCGCATAGACACAGCCCATGCCACGTTTTTCATCACAGAGATAATCTGCAACACACAAAGCAGGGTTGTTTGACCAGACAGTTGTTTCAGAACGTGGGTCGTAAACCTTCTTGCCACGAATCAGGAACGAGAAATTAGGCATCCCATTGGGATACACATCCTGGTCGTATTCAAGACGGATATAAGCCGCAGCACGGCCTTTCATGCGGTGGTTTGTAGTCCAGTTGCTGTCAGACTCAGAAACCAAGTCCTCAAACGCCGTCTGGCTGTCAGTTCCATATTTGAACTTGACGCGAGCCTTACCAGAGTAAGTGCCACCAGTCACATTGCCATTGGCATCAATCGTTACCTCAGTATCGCCAAAGTAAATCTTTTCAACAGCATCAATCTCATGACCAGCCAATGCGATGACAATGTGCAGATACTTGTTATCGTTTGTACTTTCCAGATAAACAATCGTGCCACCAGTGCGCGAACGTCCATAGATGACCTTGTGAGGAGCCAAAGCATCACGGGTAGATGCCAATGCACCAGCAGACAGCGCATTTGGATTTGCTGCACCCTTAGATAACGCATAAGAGGCAGCACCAAGTACAAGTGTCGTAACCAGAGATGAAGAAAAATAAGACCAAGCACTTACAACAAGGCTATCGCCAGCAATAGTGGCTAATGCTGCTGCTGATGATGTTAGAGCAACAGTTCCAGTCAGAAGTCCAACGCCAGTTGCTACGCCTGCTGCGACTACCGCTGCTCTGAAGATGTTACCAAGTAGCGACATCGCTAGATTCCTTATGCTGTTGGCTTGGACTTGCCACTGGAGTCATTGCGACCCCAGTTAATCGAAATCTCCTGCAAGTTAGGCACGAACTCAAAGGCTAAATCGCCCGGAAATTCCCTTTGTTGATCCTCGTTAGTGTAACGACTTTCGCGTGTTCTTTGAAGGTCTATCAGGCGGGACTCATAGCTGATCGTGATGATAGAAGTCTCACCATTTTCTTGCAGAGCAGGAATATCAAGCCTGCCCTCAAAAATCATGTATGGGTCAACAATTATGTCGCCAGAAGCATCCAAAAAGCCGAGATAAACCCGACCCAAGGCGTTCTGACGAATGTCTGACAAGACAAGGGAGATCATGTCTGACGGGATGCCACTGAGCGTAATGCTTGCGCCTTTTGCGCTTACGTCTGATGTTTCCTCAATCGCAGACACAGAAAACAGCGTTCCAGCACCAGTCCAAGTAGCAGAATCCCATGTCAGATCGCCAAAACCAGACCAAATGTTGAGCGTGCCTGATGCGAAATCGCCCTCAAACAGCAGAATTGGACTGACTTCAGTGCCAGATACAGCAGATTGGACACCAGACGACAGCAAACGGCTCATATTGCCTCCACACAGGCAAACGTGATGCCGTAGATGGATGCCTCATCAATCGAGTAGTTCACCTCGTTGCTTGCCAAACGCCACTGGCCTTTTGGTGCAATTACAGTGATTTGCGCGTTGTCGGCAGGAGAAGATCGAAGATTGGGCCAAATATCAAGAGTGGCAATACCAGAAGCATCAGAATTAACATCGTTCAGCACCTTATACAAGCGGCTTGCCGATGCAGAGCCAAGTTGAATCCAGTCACCAGCCTTTAGGATGCCAGTAGTGCTGGTTGTCCATCCATCGGTGACTAATTCACTTCCAGTTTGGCTTGCGCCATAGACAAGAGGAGTACCAGTCCCGACACCACGAGGAACAGTATTAGCCGGATCGCCAAGAAGAAACGTGCCATATTGACCATTGAGTTTGAGCAGGAAAGCAGCGATTTGCTCTGCATCTTCGCGCTTCATTGGAGGCAGAGTAACTTCAGCTTCCCACCATTGTCCTTGGTGCTTATAGACCTGCTGTTGACCCGTAAAAGGCGATGCAGAGAACCCAACAACAGAACGCGCCCGAATGTTCATCGAGCGAATCCCTAGACTTGGGAATGAAATTGGATATGTGATCGCCATGATTACCTCAGAGCAGAAGCGTATGAACCGCCACGCAGTTTAGCGTCTGCAACGGCTGATTTTGCAGAAGCGGCAATCTGTGGCATCAAATTCATAATCTCAGCACGAACTGTTTGCTGTACGCCAGTTGTGACGTTGATTGTTTGGACAACAGTTACACCGCCACCGCTGATTTGGTTGTTAGGAGTAATTCCACCAGACGCACCAGGCGTGAAGATTTCAGGGCCATTTTCGCCGACCAGATACGAGTTGCCACCAGTTACAGGGCCACCCATAGCACGGCGACCCATGATGTCTGCGCTACTTGCACTCAGCGAAGATGTGCCCGGAACAATCGGACTAAACGAATTACCAATGCTTCCACTGATTAGTCCAGCAAGAGGGGCTGTAATCATTTGACGCATTTGGATGCGAATCAGATCAGCAATGATACTGTTTGCCAGATCACGGAAACTCAACTTTCCCGTTTGCACAAACGAGACAAGCATATCCTCCATGCCACGCAGAGCACGAGTAGTTGCATCCTCTGTGAAAGCAGCAAGATTTGAAACTTCCTCAAAATACTTGCCAGCACCAGTTTTGATGCCACCAACCAAATCTTTTTGGCTCGCCTGACGCTGTGCATTGATTTGAGCCACCAAGCCAAGTTGTTCTTGATACTTGATGTTTGCAGCAGCAATAGCATTTAGCTTGCCCTGCTCAGTCAGGTTATCAAGGTTCTTGATTTTGACGATTTCTTCGTTGTACTTCTTGGTTAACTGAAGTCGTGCGTTTTCCATCAACTGCTGTTCGGCAGTACGGTAAACACCATCATTCTTCAAAGCAATTTGCTCTGTAATGATGTCCATATCTTGACGATACTTATCAAGATAGTTCAAAGACTTTTCAGCAGCATCAAGCTCTCGCTTTTCTTGTGCCCTGCGCTCTTCTGAATCTTTCAGAGACTGCTTTACAGACCACTCATTAATGTCGTTGTATTCCTTGTTGCGCTCATTTGAACGTTCACGCGCCCTACGCATCGCCTCAACAACATCAAGCTCCTTCTGAGCCTGTTCAACAGCCTTTTCACCACCAAGTTCACGCGCTTGTGCAATAACGTTAAATGACTTTCCGTAAAGAATATCATTTGTCTTGTCGCGCAAGTCTTTCAAAAAGTCTTTTAACTTTTCTGCACGTTTTTTGTCTTCAGGAGAAATGACAGGAACAATATTTCTCTGTCGTGCAAGACGAGCATCTTCAGCACTTGTATCAACGCCTTTCAGCAAAGCAAGTGCAGCATCATTTTTTTCTGCAAACTTCTTGGTGCTTACATACGTTAGATAGCCAACAATGCTTGCAACAGCACCGCCTATGGCAAGTATTGGCGCCGATATGCCTGCAATAGCCGCACCAATCGCAGATATACCTGCAATGACAGCACCACTGGTTGCAAAAGCCGTGATGCCAGCAATCACAGATATGATGGTAGGCTCAAAGCCTTTGACAGAATTGTGTAGATTGCCTATTTTTTCAGCAACATCGGTAATCATCTTTGACAAAGAGCTTGTTGCTCCAGTCGAATCGTTTACCTTGCCAACAAACATTTGCATTGAGTTTGAGACAGTCTGAATAGCCTGCCCAACAGTCACATTCATGCGCCCAAACTCTTTGTCAACAATATCCTTCTGCGAAAGAAGTGCGCCAATCACGGAATCTGCACTTAATTTGCCTTCTTCAGCGTATTGACGCAACTGCCCAATGGTCATCTTCAAACCATCAGCAATAGCCTGTGCAACACGAGGAGTTTGTTCAAGGACAGAGTTTAATTCCTGTCCGCGCAACTGCCCAGATTGAAGGCCCTGCGCCAACTGCACCATCGCAGCAGATGTTGATTGAACGCTGCCACCCGAAATAGTCAGTGCCTTGCTAACGGTATTTGTTACAGAAAGCAAAGCACCTTGGCTTGTACCAAGATGCTGAGTTGAACGTGCCAGCCTTGTATATAGGTCTGTCGTTGCCTCAAGGGGGTTTCTGGTCTGCTGTGAGATGTTGAACAAGTCCTGCTGGACAGAATTCAAATTCTGAGTTCCAGCAACAACAAGTCCCAATCGTGATGTCAGATTCGTAAACGTATCCGACAGACCAATCATTTGCTTGACAACAGCACCAGCAGAAATTCCAGCAAAAGCAGAATTGAGCGTATTGCCCAACCCGCTAAAACTGGCACTGGTTTTCTTTGCGCTTTGATCTACTGCATCAAGGCGACCAAGAATGGCGTTGAACGCCTGAGAAGTCTGGTCGCTGGCAGTTAGTTCAAACTTGATTTTCTCATTTGTTGCTGCCATTTTTAGACCTCTCGTGCTGTAACTTAGTCCAGATTTGCCACTCTACAAACTCCTCGACAGACATTGATTGTTCAAGTTCTGAGACTGTCTTTCCTAATTTCTCGGCAAGGAAAAACTTGAACTGCCTCTCGTTAGAGTTTAGGAGTTTTTTTCCAACTCCTGCGGAATTACAAGCATGATCTCAGCAGCAATACGAGCCAGGACGCTTGCGTCAACATTGGTTCGCAATGCAACCTTGTCTTCAATCGTGAAAAGAGGATCACCCTTCTCATCAAGTGCCTTCATAATCAGCAAATCAGCAAGCATCTCGCTTTCGTTGCTGCTCTTGGACACTACCTGCAACTTACCCTGATCGCGCAGAGTAAATGGCTTGGAATAGACAATAAATGGGCCTTTATCATCCCCCCATTCAGGCACTTCAATGCGCTTGACATGGAGGGAGTTAAAGTGATCTTTTGCTCGATCAATCGCTCGCATTAGCTTGCCGTACCAGTAGTCAGTGCGCCAGTGCCTTGGATGGTGATCGAGGCTTCGACCATGCCATCAAAAGATCCGTTAATGGTCTTGCCAGTAACGATGGCAGTGCCAGTCAGATAGGTGTCGCCAGTGGTTGCGCCTTCAGGATAGAAGTTCACAGTCACTTCAGAACCCACAGTCAGAGCAACTTGACCATTGGTGTCAGTCTCGTCCCAGAACACATCAATAGAGCCGCTAAACGACTTCAAAGATGCCTTGTAAGTGCGAGCAGCATCACCCATCGTGGTATCTTCGATGGTGTCAGCAGTTTCAGAAACAGAATAAGAACGGATTTCGGCAATGGCATTAGCGCCAACCTTGACCGTGCCTTCAGAACCAGTATGTGTTGCCATTTTTGGCCTCCATTAAGATGATGATATTTTGCCACATTAAGCGGCAGATTCAACCTCGTTTTCACGGTTTGTGTATGTCACCTGAACCGTTAAACGCCCAACACCAACTGGTTGCTCTCCGCTTCCATCAAAGTCTGCTTCAAACGCAATTACCTTGGTGTCTTTTGCATACCCGCCACGAGTAAGGTCGCCATACAAGGCTTCCTCTACCTGTGCGGATATAGTGTCTAAAGTATTATCAAGGTTGGCCGTACCGGACGCATAAGCCTCAATAATTACCTCAAGTGTTCGCTCTTGTCTGCGCGGCGGCGCAATCGTGGCGTAATCAGTAGATTCAGACCTTGTATATACACACAGACCCGGCAGCTTTGACTGCTCAAGTGGGTACAGACGAGTCTGATAAACACGGCTACCAGTGGCTGACAAACCAGTCACTGCCGCAACAATGTTTGACCGAATAAGTTGTCTCAAATGACTCATTGGCGCTCCAAGACAACAACAGTCATGCCCGTACCATCATCTTGAACAACGGTAGAGTGATAAGTCACACCACCAATCACAAAAGTATCGCCTTCTGTGCAGTTCTGGACATCGGATGTACGGACAAGTAAACGTGGCTGTTGCATGGCAAATCCAACCATGCCACCAGAGGAAATCTCAGAATAATCGTTGTCAAAAATGCCTTTGATGGTGACAGCACCGCCACCCTGCACGGTATAGGTCAAATTAAGACCAAAATCCGTCAGCATAAGCAAACGATCAGCAGCAGATTCGACAGCCATTATTCAGCCTCTGGAATTTCAGCAACGGCTTCCACAATCTCTTGTGGCTCTTCGACAAATTTACCTTCTGCGGTAGCTTTGCCGTTTTTCACAAATTCTTTTGCCTCTTTTGTTGGCAAGTCGGCTACTTCGCCAATCTTGAATCGACCAAGAGAGGTATCAGTATGTTTGGTAAACCTGATTTTCATTTTTAGCCTTTCGACCACGTTTGATGATCGGCTTGGATTCATCAAGACCGATGGCTGTATTGCTCAAAACAGGCTCTTGATAAGGAACACAGCGACCAGATTTTTTCAAAGCAGCACCCTCTTCATAAGAGAGTTCCAGCACTTGACCAATCCTAGCGATTCCAACGCTAGTCATTGTGTTTCTTACGAATTGGTATTGCATAGTTAAAAACCTCGGAGGTTTCCCCCCGAGGTCATGTCACTCATTAGGGAGTGATGTCTGCGTCACCCAAACAGAAGCTGGCGGCGTGGCGCACAGCAACGTCAGCGGACTGCATAGCCACCACACGCACAGTACCAGTGGTAGAAGCGGTGTAGGGGTCAACCAGAATGTCCAGACCACCCCACATACCGATAAGCAGGTCAGCGAAGTTACCGAAGTACACATCGCCAGCAGCCACTTGGTTCGACACAATGGCTTTGTAGCCGTTGAGTTGACCGCCGTCCAGAGCAAACAGGCCAGAACCGCTGTCTTTGGCAGTGGTTTTCAGAGCGCCAGCCATGGCAGCGTTCATGATGTAGGCCAGATTGCCGCGCAGAGCGTTATCAGCAGCCACTTCGGTTTCCATGCCAACAGCTTCAGCGAAGGTCGGGTAGGTAGCAGCGAAGTCCTTGGTGTTGATGCCGCTGGTGTTGCGGATACCAGTGGGTTGACCGCTGGTACCAGAACCACTCAGAGCGCCGAGGTCGATGGCCAGAGCCAGAGCAGAAGCCAGATCGTTACGAACCAGAGCTTCAACATCAGGCGAACCTTGCATCATCAACTGACGGGTCACATCGGTGTAAGCGCCAACAGTCTTGGGCGACATGGTGATCGAAGTGATCGTCATTTCGCTCTCGCTAGCAGCGGAACCTTCAGTGAACCAGCCACCAGAGGAAGCAGCAGACTTCTTCGGAATCTTGATGTTGCCTTGCAGACCAGTCAGCATCGTTGCGCCAGCTTGCATCACGCTAGAAGCGTTACGCAGGACATCAACGAAAGCGTCCGGACGGAACTGCTGACCAACCACACCAGCGTCATCGGTGGTGTTCAGGTCACGCTTAGTCCACTGGCGCAGAACGTCAGCGGGAACCAGCAGACCTTGAGCCGATTGGCCGAAGGCGCGTTGAGCAGCTTCAGAGCACTCGAATTCAAAGGCAGCGGCGCGTTGAGCAGCGCGGTCGGTTGGGTTGGCCAGAGCGTTGATAGCACGCATCAGGCTGAAGCGTTTAACTTCAGTCTTGTTCATGCCAACATCTTGCTGGACGGGAGCGTCAAAAGCGCGGCTGTCAACAGCCACTTGCACGGAGTTTTCCATTTTGGTTTCCTTTGGGATTTTGACTTCGGTTACCACTTCAGCGCGGATTTCCTCAGTCACGGTTTCGGTAATTTGTGGCTCTTCAACCACAGCTTCAGAGTTAGCCAAGACTTCTTCAAGACTACGACCAATGCCAACGGACGGGTCAGCGGGAATAGACACGATAGATGCCTCAACTGGTCGCCAATTTGTTGCGCGGTAGGTGCGACCATTGTTCTCTTTCACCATCTTGGTAATAGAGTAGCCAATGGACACATTCCCACGAATGTTGTCAGCGACATCACCATAAACCTCTGAAGCCAATGCGCTCTTACCGAAACGCACTGTCGCACGCAACTTGCGTGCCGAGCCATCGAGGGATACGGATTCGATAACGCCAATCTGCTTTTCAGGATCATGATCCAGCAAGAGAGGCGCACGACCAGAGTTCAGGAAACTCAAGTCGATAGATTCAGGAGAGTGATCCAAGACTTCAGACCCAAACGAACGCTCAACAGGCAATTCGCTGGAAATGGCCATGTTTACACGGCGCTCGTCTTGCACAACAGCCTCCATAGCGTCTGCACGAGTCAAACGCTCAGATTGCTTACGTTCTTCAGTAATCGCAACTTCTTCAACAACTTCAGTTGTCTCAGCAACAACCTCTTCGGCCACAGCTTGTTCAGCAACAACTTCAGCAGGAGTTTCTGCGATTACTTCATCAGTGGTAATGGGATTTTCCATCTCTGACCTTTCGTTAACTATATTATGCAACAGGCTCTTGCTGATTGGCAATATCAGCAGGAACAGGAGCTTTGTTGCCAAATGGCTCAAATGCCATTTTCAGACCATAACTCGCAGCCAATTCTTTTTCGGCTTGAATCTGGTCAAACTGCTCTTCAACATCACGACCATATTGGCTTGCAATGTCTTGCATGGACAAAATACCATTTTGCAAACCAACAACAGCAGCGTTCATTTCTTTCAAAGGATCAACCCACTGGAAACCACGGGCACGATAAACAGTTGCATCAGCAAATTTATCAAAACGGCTTGCAGGAATCATGATTACGCCATTTTCCATAATGCTCATCAAGAAAGCATTGAAAACAGGCTCAATAAAATGCTGAATCAGGAAATCCTGCAAAACCTTCCACTGGTCACGATCTTCAAGCGTGCCTTGACGAATAGACGAGTAGCTAACGCCTTCAAGATCGTTTGCAAGGCTTGTGTAAGAAACACCAAGACCAGAAGCAATGCCTCGCAAGATTGCCTTCTCAAAGTCGGCAAAAGCAGAGGTCGGGTGAGTTGGGTCAAACTGCTGGAACTCAACACCTTGAGGTAGTTGATGGAATGTTCCAGGATCGGCTTCCATAATTGGCACTTTGTTTTCAGTGTCATCAGCAACAAAGCCATCACCTTGAGGCGATGTAAAGAAACCCATTTTTGATGCGCCAACACGAGCAGCAACCAACTCAGCTTCACGGTAGCCAGCAAGCATCTTCAAAGAAGAAATCACCGGAGACATCCAAGGAGCGCCGCGGGTTTGCATGGCTCGCTCTGGCAGATAAGCGTGAATGATCTTGTCCGCTGTCACTCGGTTGTACGACTTGCCCATCCACATTGTAGATGTATCGCCAGGATGCGAAGTGAACAAATGGTAAGCAACTGGACGATTGAATTTGTCTAACTCAACGCCCATGCGAATACGGTTTCCGTTAGGAAGAACAGCGTTGTATTCCTCATCAAGCAAATCAGTCTCAATGAATTCAAGCGCAAACATGAAATCATTTGGATATTTGACAAGACGAACAAGAACTTCGCCATCGCGGATAAGAGACTCAACAAACAGTCGTTGAGCATCTACCCAAGACATACGACCATCAACGGTACACATACCCTTGCGAGTCCACTTTTTCCAAGAGTTCTCAACAATGGTATTTCCGATCATGTCCATCGCGCCATTGTCGTTACGGGCTTTGACTTGAATCGTCACGCCACGCTCACCAACAATGTTTGTTTTGGCAAGAGTCAGAAAGCGTTTTGCATATTCGTTGTTGCGAGACAAATCACGGCAACGATTACGCAATGTCTTTAGTGCGCCTTTGATTTCCTCGTCAGCAGAGCGAGAAGATGCAACAAAGTCAGCAAACAATCGACCCTGATTGGCGCCAGCATAAGTGCGCTTCTTCAAGGGTTTCTTGCGAGAAAAAATATCAAGGATTCCCATCAATTACCCCCAAATCGCACTTGAACAGTAGCGCCAGTCTGCTGACCCTTGCGAATTCGCTCGGCAACAGCTTGCTGTTGATATTCGCGCTTGTAGTAATTGCGAGCATCAAGAAGCTCTTTGAATGACAGTTTGGTCAGACTGCGACCAGCAATCGTGTAGTTTGCAACATCAGAATCAGCCTTGCCACTAAGCAATGACTCAATCTTTGCAATCATTACCTCTGCGTGTGAGCGAGGATCAGCGCCATTTACATCAAGGTCAGCAACGCACTCAAAGTAACCGCGATCAACAATGATTCGGTTACCGTCAGAGTTTCGTGAAATCTCAAGCTGCCAGTGATATACGCCAGCAACAAAATCAGCCGATGTCGTGCTGTTAACAGAGAAAAGGTAGTCGCTACCACTTGCTGTGCCAGTAACTTGAATCTCAGTGTTACCTCCACCAGTGATACGGGCTACATATTTTGCCGTATAAGCAGTGTTTGGATAATCCTGACCAAGATCGGTACGTTTCCACTGGATATAATCCCCTGGACTTACCTTCTCAGGCTCAACAGTTGGCGCATTAGCAGAATCGAACAGGTTAGCCATAGCAGCCCCACAGTTTCGTAAATTGTAGCGATTTTACCGCCATCTGTTAACAAACGAGTTGGGGTTTTTTGGTCTAACAACAGGCTTTTTCTCAGAAACCTCATCTTTTGCCTCTTGCCTGTGCTTATATTTCAGAGCAAGATTGTTCAAATTGACGTTCAAAATTGCCAAAGCAGCAGTAGCGTAAACCCTAACGTCCAATGCCTCGTTTCGAGTGCGAATCTTCACAAACTCACGTTTTGAAAAGCCCTTGTGGTACTTAGTCACAATCTTTTCTGCTGTAAGCTGCTTGTAATATTCCTGATCTCTGCCTTCAGGAAAGTGGCAGTATCCGGGGCCTGGCTCGTTAATCTTGAACCGAGAAAACAGCTCATGTTTGATAGTGTCAACGCCAACAGGGAACAGCTTAATCTTGCCGATGTTGTTCTTTGATGGCTTGCCAACCATAGGCTTACCCTCTCCACCAACACCCTTGATGGCAAAAATGCGCCTTGCCTCACGAGTGGAGACATATCTGTAAACAGACTGAGTGTGGTGGCCACCAGAGTCAATACAAGTTGAGCGAATAATCATCTCTTCGCCAAACTCATGCTCAAAAGGCTGCGCAAGGAATTCGTCAAGTTCACGCCATATCAATGGCCCAGACGGGTCACCGTGAAAAACCTTGTACGCCATTGACCAAGACTCTTGATCTTTGCCCCAAGCAACGATTTCTGCCTCCAATCGGTCATCCTGAACGTCAACACCAGCCGTGAGAATCAAACCTTCAGCAGGAACAACGTCCTTGTAATCCTCTGCTCGCTCGGCAAGAGAATAGTCATCAACCTGATCTCCACCCTCCTCCCATGTCTCGGCAAGATAGGTGTTTACCCATACCCTTAGAGTTGCTGGCTGTTTCCTGACCTCAAGAAAGTCTCTTACAGCGTCTTCTAAGGGTATCCACGGAGAATAGATGCCAGAAACAGAGAACCCAGCCGTCTTTGCAGACTTTGATTGAGCAATCCACTCACCCCTGCGGACAGCACGGGCGCGAGCAGCATCATCCCAGATGCTTCCACATTCCTCACAGACGTAATGTGCAGATTCGGGTTTACCATCATCCCACTTCACTTGACCCCATTTCAGGGTTTGTTTGTGGCCACAGTCGCCACATGGAACGTAATACTGACGTTTGTCAGATATATCAAAAGCATCCTCAATCCTAGATGCACCCTTGTTTGTCGGGGTGGATACAAGAATGATTTTGCGGTTCCAGAACGTGGCAGAACGCTTTTTGGCTAGCGTTACAGGATCACCTTCTGAACCTGCCGATACAGGAAAGCGGTCAACTTCGTCACACAGAACGACACGAATAGGACGGGAAGCAAGAGAAGCTGGACTGTTAGCACCACAAGCCGTGACATGGCCACCAGGGAAACTTTTGTGCAAAGTAGTGTTGCCAGAATCACGGCTGCGAGGGTCTTTGACAAGCCCCTGCAAAGCAGGAGTGTCACGTAACATAGGAGCAAGGCGGTCTTTACTCCAAGTCTGCGCCATATCGAGGGTTGGCTGTACCACGAGGATTGGACTTGGGTCTTGGGCGATGTGGTATCCGACGACATTGTTCAAACACTCCGATTTACCCATCTGTGCGCCCATCATCAAGACAACAGTCTCAATAGACGGGTCAGAAATGGCATCCATGATACCGCGCTGGTATTCAGCGCGTGATGTATTCCAACTGCCAGGTTCGGCAGAGGATTCTGGACTCAACTTGCGATATTGGTCAGACCACTCAGATACCGTCAGCTTCGGTGGAGGCTTCAGACGCCGCCTCATCTGCTCCTTCAGAGCCTTCCGAAACGAGTCCAACTGCATCCTCTTGATTGATTCCGGCAATTTCATTGAGCGCCTCATAGATGGCATCGTCAAGGATGCCTTTGATTTCTTTTACGTCTTTGGCTGTATATACAGTTCCAGCCACCTTAGAAGGAATGGACAGCATCTTTGCCCTGAAATTGGATAACTGCTCCCCAATCTCGTCCACAACCTTCTCGATCTCGATCACCTTGCCCTGCTCCTTGAGCAACTCAATCTCAACCAAAGCAGCTTCAGCAGCAATCTTACGCCTCTTGCCCTCTTCAATGTCAATCGCGTCCTGATTGCCAATCAGACCATTGACCCTTCTACGCTCCAACCACGCAATAACGTCAGACGTTTCGTAATCAGAACCAGCCCTGCCCTTGCGCTTATGCAGGATCGGAAAGTGTGGCTCCTTCTGGTACTGCGTCAAAGTCTCCTCTGACAACCCGAGAATGTCTGCCAACTGCTTCTTATTGACGATCATTGGCTCTCCTCTGCCTATTTTTTAGGCAACTTTCTGTCGTTTTGTTCATAGAACACACTCTACACCACTTTTGTGTGCTTTTCCTAGCAATGGTGCGGGTTTGCAACACATCAAGCATTGGCATTTGCTATGAGCATCAA